CACCAACTTGTGCTAAAAATCCTGAGATAGTTCTGTTTCCAAAAACCTCAGCTTCTTTGTCCATTAATTCAGGTAGGTACTGTTGTGCCCATCCTGCATCTCTTAAATCTACAAACGCTGAATCTAACGTTTGTTTTCCTGGTGCCGGTACGCTATTTAAGCCCGGTCCACCTGTTGGAAGTACTCCTGCCATAATTTCTAATTTTTAAAGTTACGGAAAAAAATTATTTCTTTCCTCTATTCAATTTAACCTTGAAGTCTGCCGACGTATCACCACCTAGTATTTTAAACTTAGTACCACTAGCTTTAACTTCACCAAGACCTTGTCGAGGTTGCATACTCACGTTTTTGCTTTTAGCAATTGAGTCTTTTAAAGCATCAGCTTTACCTTGTTCGTAAAAATGCTGAGCGATGTTGTCTGCATTCATCGCAGTATAAAGAGATTTGTGATAACCCTTAGCGTCTGACATTGTATTATCCTCTGCCAAAAACCTTTTGACGAAATTATTGATGTCGCTTTGTGTATTCTTTACCTCTTCCGCGTTTTTCACATTGTATCTGAACTTCTTATCACCGATGTTGTATTCAAAACCTTTGAATTCTTCGTTAAATAAGTTGCTCGTCTTCTGATCAAACGCATTCCTCTGTTTTTCAACAGTAGTTTTTGTAGCCTCTTGTTCTTTATTATATCTATTAAAAAACTTGATTGCTTCATTGGCCTCAGGTGTTAGCTTCGAACCATTTTTTATTTCCTCGTAGTATTTAGATTTTTTATCCTCTAAATAAGACTTTGCTCTTGAAGTTTCCTCTTTAATAGCAAGCTTCTTTCGCATTATATCTTTTTCATCATCATACTCTTCATCGTAGCTAAACTGATCTTCCATTAGAAAGCTTAGTTCCGAATCGTCTAGATGTGGTTTTGTTTCTCTATAGTATTCTAAAAGAGCATCCTTAGGACTTAACTCTTCTAAATTTCTATTAAGTTTTAAATAATCCTGTATGTCTCCACCAGTCTCATCCATAAACTTAACTAACTTATCAACCGCTTCAGGTAGAACTTTACCAGTAGCTTGAGCCTCTTCAACTGCTTCAGCAACTTCTTCTGAAGTTATCTCTTCAACGACTGACTCTTGTGCTTCAACTTCCTGTTGTACTTCTTCTTGTTCTGGTGCGGCAACGGCAGCTTCATCGCTTCCATCCACTCCTGTCTCGTCAGTTGTACCACTTGTAGTTTCCTCTGCGGTTTCATTTAGGTTTAATTTTGTTACATTGTCATCAGCTTCGGCTGGTTGACTATTACCAAGATCTAACTTAGTAACATTTCCATCTTGATTTTCTTCCATAATAATATAAAATAATAATTAGTAATAATTATCTAGGTTCAAAACCACCTAGATTTATTCCACCAAGTACATCATTACCTGATGACTCAAACTTTTTAGCAGTTTTAACGCCTTGATTCTTTAACGCTTGCTCTTTTGATCTTAAATCTTTAGTTAACTCATACTCTAGCATCATTAGCTCTTTCTTAGCAAGTACATCAGCTTCTAGCTCTTGAAGCTTAAGTTGAGATTTTAATTGTTCCATTTGAGCGTCAGATTGCATTTGCACCTGATTCTTTTGCATTTCAGCTTGAGCAGCTACTTGTTGTGCTTGTGCATTCGCTTGTGCTTGAGCCTGAATATTCTGCTGCTGCATTTGCTGGTCACGAGCTAATTTCTTGCTTCTTCTAACCTTTAACATTTGATTAGCAAGCTTTACGTTTCTAATCTCTCTTAAGTCAATAGCGTCTTCTAAGTCAATGTTACCTTGAGACAAAGCTACTTGTATGTTATTCTCAAGCATAGCTTTCTCCTCTTCATCTGGTGCAAGCTCTATAAATATACCGAAGTCATATAGATATAGTTCGGACATTTCTTCAAGTGTAGCTACGTTGTGTGCGCCTAACGCTTGAATAAAAGCATCTTTCGTTGGAGAATACTCTAACACGTCAGATATTCTAAGAGATAAAGCTTCTGCTGTTTCAGCTGTTAAAAATAAACCAGCTTGTAATATATGTCTTGTAGCAGTGTTTGAATTTGCAGCAGCAAGTTTCTGAACACCAACTAAAGCGTTTTTATCTGGAGTACTACCATCTCTAGCTTCATTTAGCCCGGTTGTATCTCTAATCATTTGTAGGTAGTAGTTATATGTACCTATTAAACTTTGCATTTTACCACCACCATTACCAGATTGTAGTTCTTGAATAGGAACTTTACCTGGATTTTGATCTCCATCAGCCGTCATTGATCTACCAATAACAGAACCTGTTTGGAAGAACATATTTAAAGCTTCTTGAGCATTGTAGTTTGTTCCATTACCCAAATCAACCTCAGCTAAGCCGTCAGCATCTAAGTAAACCCCATCAGGAACCATTCTAGACATTACTTGTTGTAGCTTTAAGTGAGTTAGCTGTATCATATCAGCAAAACCAGTTATTCTGCTTACAAGAGACTCTATGTTGCCATTGTACATTCTTGGAGCTACAATAGAATAATTCATCTTAACCTTAGTGTAGTCACTTTTAGGTCTCATCATGTTTTTTGACAACTCCCATTTAAGTAGCTTTTCTAATCCAACAATCTTTGCACCTTCATATAAGACTTCAACAGACCTTTGTAATCTGCTAAAGTTAGCATCTTCTCCTTGTGGACCTTCGAAAGTATCGTCTCTCTCTATAGCTTTATCACCTCCAGAACCAGTTTCTTTTACTTTGTAAACTTGATTCATGTAAGTCTTGTAATTAAAATACAATACTGTTACCTGGTTGTTATCGTAATCGTTGTTACTATTAGTACCTCTATTGTACTCACCTAAGTTTTGAGTTGCTGTAGAAGCTATTTCCTCAAGATCTTCTTGTGTAAGGTGTGGGAACTCTTTCATTAGCTCGTTGATAGGAATAACCTTAGCCTCACCAACATAGTATATATCTTCAAAGTAAGGAGATTCAGTATACGAGTATACTAAGTTAGCTGGATCAACGTACTTTATTTTAACACCCTCAGAAGTATTAAAGTCTGTTTTCACAGCACCTATACCTAATACTGTTAAGTCATAGTAGAATTGTTTTTTAATCAACTCATATCTATTACCATCAAACAATAAGTTTATAGCTTGCTCTTCTGCAATCTCAACAGCTTGTTTGTATTCAAGTTGCATGTGTAGTGCTAATTCATCTTCATTTTCAGGAAGTTCAGCTTCATCAAAAGACTTTAAATTTACTCCAAAAGCTTCTTCAGTAAAGTCTGTTAATTCTTTTGTTCTCATATCAGCTAATATAGCGTCCATGTATTCTGTTCTTTTCTTTACTCCAGCAGGATCTTGAGAGTAAGCTTTTACATCATAAGTTCTTTCTGCAATACCGTTAACTACTATATCTACAAATTTAGGAATAATAGGTACTGGCTTCCAGTCTAAGTTTAAATAAGATAAATCACCATTTATAGATAATTCATCTTTGTACTTTTGGATTGACTGCTCACCTCTAGCGTACAGTCTAAGCCTATGAAAGTTTAATTCATTTGATTGATACCTTTGATTACTATAAGTGTCATCGAACCATTCTGATTCAATAGCTTTAGCAACCTTCATACCATAGTCATAACTAATCTTCTCTAGGTCGCTAACGACTTGACTAGGAAAATAACTTCTTGTAACAGAATCTGCCATATCTAACCTTTAATTATTTGTGATGATGAACCATCGTTTTTATATTTTGAAAAACCTATGTTTAAACTTTTTCTTTGTGCTTTTGGTTTGCTTGGTGTGTATAAATGTCTGTTGCACGCCATTATAGCTAACCCTGAGCTAATAGATGCATCGTGCTTTGTTCTTTTGTTTATATCAAACTTAGCCCAATCGTTTAGTGTTTCTTGAAAATATACTGATCCATAGTTTCCATCACCTAAGTGACCTACATGGTCGTTAATGTACATCTCAATAGCAGCAGCGTGCGCTTGTTTAATATCCTCGCTTGAGTTTGGCATACCCCCAACTTCTTTTTCAGTTGTAGATAATTTATTCCACTCTTTATCAGGCCTATTCATAGAGAATCCCCTGTAACCTCTTCTTCTTAAGTAATACAGAAGTCTAGGTTTGTTATTCTCAGCTAAAATAGGCATACCATAAAAAACTAAAGCCATAAGAACATCTTCAAAAAATATCTCTGCAGTAGCAGGTCTTGCTATGTATTCTAAAAAAAGACTGCTTCTAGGTGCGTCTTCCATTGAAAACTTTGTTAAACCATGAAGTGCTCCATTAGAACCTCTACCATCAACCGTACCACTAATATCGTAACTATCACAGCCAAATGCTCCAACGTGTTCGTTACCAGGATATTTAATTCCATTTTTAACTATCACTCTATTTTGAAGATTTCTAGGCGGAACCCAACTAACTTTGAACCTTCCATTTGGATCAGGCGTAAAAGCTACTTGAGTATCTTTAACTCCATTTACCCACTGAAAACCTCCTGTTGTTACTACCGACGTATTTCTTATACCTTCGTTATAATCTATTTGCTCGTATATTTTAGTTAGATTAAATAGACTACTTTTAGTCTCGTCTCTAAAAGCATGTTCTTTAGTTCTTGGAAACTGACGATAAAATTCATTTAAACCATCTTGATCTCCTTTTAAACCTTCTACTTCATTATTCCAATACTCTATTATACCTACGTCTATTAGTTCACCGTCGGGTCCACGAACGTCGCGTCGGGGAGTATCGAAGACAGGTTTTCCAAATTCATCAATGAAGCCCTCATAGTTCCATTCCATTGGGATAAACAGAGAGTATAAACCAGAACGTGTTTGACCATTTGCATTTCTTTTTGTGACATCACTGTCGTTATATAATTTCTTAAAATTAGAACCACCTTTATCTAAAGCATTTGACGTTGAACCCATCATACACTTACCAATGATTCTACTACCTAATCTAAGGCAGGTTTTTGTAACCCTCCAGTTGTTTAATATATTATCTGGCTTTTCCCACTTACCACTTTCATCGTGGACTAATAAGGCAAGTTTTTCACCATCATAACTATTGTCTCCTGTGTTTTTCCAGTCTATAGTAGTGTCTAGTCCTTTTATTTCTTCTAGACTTTCTTTAGATTGTATTTTCTTTCTAGTAAACTTAGAGGCTGGTACACGATAAGCTAGTTCAGACTTAGGTCTATCCATACCATCTTGAACAGGTTTAAAAAAGAAAGGGTAGTTAATAGATATAGGTACAACCTTATCCGTAAACATTTTCTTTGCATCTGCACCAGACTTGGATAGTATACCAAACCTAGCATCACTTGATATTGTAGCTTGATTTACTGTTTCTGCAGAACTCATAAAAGAAAAACCAGAACGTCTATTTTTAAGATAACACATACCATAGCAGCTTGCATCGGCTTTGCAAGCCTCCCAGAATATAAAGAATAATCTATTAGACTCTCTAAAGTCTGGACGACCTACGTCAATCTTAGTCCATTGTAAGTACATGTAATGAGTACCAGTGATATAAGTGTTGTCTCCGTCATTATTGAACCAGAAACCTTCTTCTCTACGTTTAAACTCTTCGTCAATATACCCATACCATTGATCTTTTTGATCTTCAGGGTAATCTCTCCAGTCGAATATGTTTTTTAATTTAGATAATGCTTTAGGATTGTCAAATGCAACCCACTTTTTAGTCTCATGCTCGTAAACATTAGATGGAGCTTTAGGTAAAGCTATTTTTAATCCTTCGATTTCATATATCTCACCTATCTGTCCAGTTTTAGATATAACAACTACGTCATGCTCTTTGTCATAACCGTATTTCCACTTCTTAGACTTGTTAAGTCTTTTAATGGTGTTAGATCTAATTGGATCTACTATTTTATATAGAGTTTGTTCGTACATTATTTAGATCTACCTTCGGCAAAGCCCTTAAAAACTTTCTCTTTCTTATCTTCAGGAGCCTTACCATCAAGCAAACCTTGTTCTTCTTGAATACGATTAAGTATCTCAAAGGCGTCAAAGATAGCGAGCTTCTTTGTAGCAGCAGCGTTCTTAAGTCTATCGGCAGTAATGTCATCATCACCATCAACAATAGCTTCTTTTGCAACCTTGATAAGTTCCTCAACGGCTTTATGTCCAGCTTGGATTATACTCTTCTTCGTCTCCTTGATATTCATATTTAATTGTAATGTCTTTTGATAATATTCTATATAGTCTTTGCTCGTCAACAACAAACTCAAACTCGTTCATAGGCTCAAACCCTATTAGGTC